AACAATCCACGAGTATCCACAGATTCCTCTGAGACTACTGGGTGGCCCCTTTCATCCACACCATCCTCTTGGAGGCGTATCCTCTGAACTGGGAGCCCGTAGCGTCTGCAGACACTATTAAATCGGCGTATTAACCCATCCACAACCAATCACCCGCCACGCTTCCCCTTAGGGCTTCCATATGCGTATCCCCTGGAGTTTAAGGAGCGCCCCCTTGAATCGGTCCACGGCGGGGTTCTCCCCCGCACTCCTTGAGGTGACGCTGAACCTGCCATCAGTGAATGATGAGACGTCATCGTCGCCGACGTGGAGTGCCTGTAGGACGCCCGCAGTCACGTACTCGTCCTTCACATCCTCAGGGGCGGTTGGGTTGATCCTGTTCGCTCTGACAGTGTACTCCTCTATCTTGCGTTCGATGAATGCTCTCTCCTCATCACTCACTGTGCCCCTCTGAAGCTCGATCATGATGTCCTCGACTGTGACTGTCATCAAAGATCACCACATCACTCTGGTGGTGGGGCCTCCAGGGACTTCACTTTCTCTGAGAGGTAGTAGAGGCTGAGGATCAGCATCGATGTTAACCTGTAGAGATCGTCTATGCTCTTCCTCTTGCCCGGCGCTGCAGTGACGTAACCTTTAGCCTTCAGGACCTTGTATGCTAGCATGGAGAATTCTCTGAGCAGGTCGGGTGGCTGGTCAAAGAATGCTGTGAAGTCATCAACACTGACATTGTACTTTGATACAAGGTTGGTCATTTGCTGTGTCAGTTCTTCATTTACCTGGAGAGGCAACTATACACCCCCCTTAGCTTGTTGCTATCGTGGCTGAAACCGCCCCTTCCTCATCCTCATAGTTGCAGTCAGCCCTAAGACTCACAATGTACTCTGTACGTCTCATAGGGGCATCCCTCTGCGGCTCCACCTTTATGTTACGCCAGAACCCGTAGACAAGGTTCGTGGGGACTGTGAGAAGGGCCCTCACCTTCCCATCCTGGAGAGCATCAAGGGCCGGGACGTACTGGACGGGTAGGCCCTGATATGTCAGGTTAGGACCACCGATTATTGCCTGATCACCCACCGCTGATTCTCTGCCCTTCAAGTACTCCCTGTACGCTTCAAGGATATCCCATGAGACATAGAATTTCATCTGAGGGATCATCTGTTTGTACCGGTTAGGGACCTTCCCGAGCATCTCATCAAATAGGCTGAGTGGCCAGTCATCATCCGTTGGGCTTGCCGTTGTTGCCTGATTACCAGCCAGTTTCATCCAACCATCATTTATCTTGTAGAGCGCCCTGTCACCCGTGTAACTGGTGTCGGCGTGTAGGAAGAAGCATTCAAGGTCATAGCTCACACCCTGACCCAGGAGGGTGACGAGGGTCTGCTCGAACTGGGCCCTCTCAATGTTATCCTCGAGGGTCTCATCCTCTATGCTGATCTTGGTGATGAGCTCCTTCATGCTCAGGGTGTTAGTGGTGACATCCACTGAGTCATCTGTTGGGGCGACCTTTGCACCTGTATTGTCCCTACCAGCTTCCAACTGGACATTCAATCCGATACGTGAAATGTCCACCTCATAGGATTGTAGGGCATTCAGTATCCTCGCCTCCCCTATCAGGGATGATGATTCCCTGACTTCCCTGACGAACTGTCCGAACCTCTGGACTGGTAGGACTCCCCGGCCAAGGTCAGGGACATCTATCTTGGGGACTATTGCGAATGGTCTCGTATTGTACATGTCCATCATATCCATTGTATCACCTCAAATCTTCTATAGTGGTCTGCCAAACCTGTCCACACCCATCTCCTCATATAGTGTGTGGGCTCCCTTAACGGCTCCTACTTGGCCCTTAATTGCCTGCGCATCCTCCACTTTTGGTTCATCAATAGTTTCTTCTGATGTTTCAGGCTCCTCAATGGCCTCCTCTGATGTTTCAGGTTCACCACTGGGCTCTGTCTGGGTACTTTTTATGGATTTCAACTCATCCATCACTTCCTTTATCGAGTTTCTGAGCGAATCTATCTCAGCCTTCAAAGCCTGGACTTCCCCGGCATCCACTACTTCTTCAACTGTTTTGTCATTCTCAAAATACTGTTTCAGACTATCGAATATGCTTTTAAGCACGGATTTCTCATCCATCTTATCACCTCCCCCTTTAATGGATAGGTATTTTGCTTTTGGGACTGCTGGCCTGTCCACGATCGAAACGGTCACTACTTCGAATGGCCAGCCAATATCCTCCAGGGTCGTTTTTTTCATCGCCGCTGGGATGGCTGTGATGCTGAAACCCTGATATTTGCCCTGGACGATCCCTTTCCATGTGTCATCATCGTATACTTTCGCTGAGAGTATCCATGTGCCCTCGGGGAGTTCCACATCCCCTATCACTGTATCCTCTCTCAGGATGAAGGATTCCACTGGTTTCGCCACATTCTTGAAGCGGTGGAGGATGTCAATGTTCTGATAGTTCTCCATGAAATTGTAGGCTACTTCTTCGATCTGATCTTTGGTGAGGATATCCCCGTCCAGGTCATATTCATCTGGGACCAGGACCGGGCCTGTGACTATCCGCTGGTGCTTATCCACCTTAATTATCATGTTCTGTTGTATGCACTGCCCCTGGCATTTCTCAGTTTTTTCATCGATCATTTCAAGCAAACCCCCTGCAGCATTGAATATCTCCTCGTTACGTGTTGCTCCCCGGGCCCCTGCAGCGGCTGACCGTATAGCCCTGAGCGCCTGGATGTACACTTCACCTCCACGGCCATAAGGGTAGGCATAGGCCTCAGCGGTGTTGGGGTCGGCCTCAGGGTCCTTCCCGAGGTGGAATAGTGCATATTCCTCGATATCCTTGAAATCCTCAAGGTTGGGTTTCTCCCACTTGCCATCATTCACCTTCCCGGCTTGTATCAGTCCCTTGGCATGATCATATCCTTTCCTATTCAGTTTCCATGTCACAACATATCACACTCCCATTAAATGTAGTAGTATGGTGGCGGTGGTGGTACGGCTTCAAAGTCGATCCCAACATCCCCAAAGTCCTCCATGATCTCATCATAATATTCAAGTTCACTTCCACTGTACTCTGAAAGGTCATCTATTGGGTTCCCCTCTTCATCACAGGGCTCCGGATGGCACCTACAAAAAGGGTGAGGTATATGTGGGAACTCCTCAACCCTGTAGGGTGAAGCGTCCTCATATTCTTGGCAGGTATCGCAGACATGATCATCCCCCATAGTCACCCAATTCAAGTATAAGTCCCGGCCATAATCCTCCGCGTGCCGCCTGTACGCCTCTATCTCAGCATCTCTCTCAGCATCCCGGGTCAGGTAGATCACTGCAAGGCCCAGGAAATAGATAAGCCCCCTCATATCAGTCTCATCCTCTGATGGGGCCTCATCCATATCCTCATCCTTCATGTCCTCAAGGGCGGCTATGAGCTCATCATATTCCCTACGGGTCACACCATATTTTCTGATGAACTCCTCCCTTGTGAGAGCCTGCAAGTCATCTATGAACGCCTCTACACTGGAGACCCTCACCCGGTTCATGATATGCTCTGTGGAGTCCATGAAATCATCTATCATGGAGTCCAGCTTCTCTGGGTTGTAATCTATTCCTCCGGGACGTGCCATCATCTCACCATGAGATTGTTAGTAGGGAGCCGGCCAACCACCCATAAAAGCCATGTTAGGAGGTAGATTTGCAGCGGACAGGGGGTATTCTATTGGCTAAAAACAAGTGTTGTGGGGGTTGGTTGGCCGACAAAATGAAATTACAGTTCCCCCCATCCTATGACTTTGTAAAGGTAATGTCGTATCCGCTCCACTATATCATCCACAGAGGCTGCCAGGAGATCCTCATAGGCCTCTAGGTTTGATGGTTTGGGGGGGATCATGGAGACGCCCCTGTTGATGGCTGACATGGTCCCCATATCCCCTGCTATGCTGAGCATCTTCTTACCGTTTTCATATGCCTCCGCCCTAAAGTCCGATAAAACTTCATCGATTTTTTTCTTTTTATCCTCTAGTGGGGCCTCTGAGGATATGATCTCCTGGATGCGGGGCTTGTACTTGGCATAGGTCCTCTTGATCTCATTGATCTGGTTCTTTTCATAGTTCCTCTTCTGCCGCTTCATAGCAGACTTGCCTATGCTAGATGGGACCATGAACATGTCAGGGCCCCCATCCAAACCAAAGAGTTTCTCCCTAACCTCAGAGGGGGTGAGAACACCACACTGCACCAGGAGAGCATAATTATGCACAAACTCTGATTCCATGAGAATCTCCTCCTTGAAGACGAACCGGGCGCCAGGGTCCAGTTTGAGTTGTATGAAATCCGTTAAGACTGATGATACGATCTCCTGTTGGGGGCGCACAACAGATTCATAGTAGGTGCGCCTTGTCACCTCAGCAAAATTACCACCCAATGGCCCCACGTCTATTATCCCCAACCTGTAAGGGTCGATCATATGGGCGGCGGCGATATCATGTTTCTTTTCAGCCGCATATTCCCTGAAACTCATTTCCTTCTGTGAAGTGTTGAGGGGGGTGAACGTAACTTCAACCGTGTCTCCCCCGGGGATTGAGAAGACAAGGGGGGTATGGGGGGCCTCCTTCAAGTACTTAAAGTTGTCCTCAATGAGGCCCTGAAGCACTGTTCGGCCTGTGGGTTCACCATCCGATCCTAATTCCATTTCATCCTCAAACTCCCCAGTCACAGTGATAACATAGCTGGGGATCGTGTAATTATCAAAAAAGGCGTAATTATACTCATCAATCTTTTGCATGGCCAGTATAGAGGGGGCTGCTGAGAGGTACCTGGGGACTCCATAGTAGCTGCAGATTGGTGAAGGCAGATGGATAAAGATGATCTCATTAGCCCCCACACCATCCTGATCCTCACCATTATCCGGGTTAACCTCCCCCTCATACCGGTAATCCTTAAAGTAGGTTACATGGATCCCATCCCATGTTTGCATGTACCTTGAACCATCCCTGTGCACCCGGACCGTATGGGCGGGGATATAATCCAACCGGACAGGCTCACCCTGATCATCCCTGACAACCTCCAATGTACAATAATTGAAGACCTGCAAATCCTCAAGGGCCTGAAGGAGGATGAACTCAAATGAGGGCCTACATGCCCTCAATAACTCCTCAACCCCACCATCATCACCATCTATCAGGTAGCCTGTACGGAGGATATCATTAGCCTTAATACTGCAGGCGCTGGCATGATAAGGATTCACCTGTAATAGTGAGAGTAGGACTAGTGGGTGGACCTTGGGTTCAACGTACTCCTCAAATCCATCCTCCTTAAGGGCCTGTGAATCCGTATCCCCCTTGATTGCCCGGTATTTCTCTAATGATTTGATTGATAAGTGATAATTAAACATGACTCATCCTCCTGAGAGGTCCGGAGATGTAAATCTTCTTCTTTCTCCTCATCTCCATTGATAATATGTTAAAAGCACCACTGAACGCATCGACCTGATCGTCATGGACACCCTCCATAGGAAAGGCCTCCAATTCATCAAGGAATGCCCTTGTCCAGGGAGCTCTGAGGACTTTGATGCGCCCTGATTCCGCATAACTTGAAACAGGAAGGGCGCGTGTCACCTTATCCCCAGTCACGCGGTCAGCCCTGAATGTGTAGCCTTGGAGTAGGCTTCTAAGGTAATCAGTGACTATCTTACCTGAGGATCCTGGCTCCTCCTCCTTAGCGATGATCACTTCACGTCCATCCTCCTCAGCAGTCCTCAGGACCTTCGATTTAACCTTTCCAGGGGATTCTCTGAACCGCCGGACATCAAGAACATAATAGTAATCCTCCTTATCCACTCCCAGAAGCAAACCAACTGTATAGTCAGGGTCATTGGCCCCGTCAGGTTTAGTTGCTGCGAAATCCCAGTACCTGACACTCATCACAAGACCATGTGGTGGTGAATCGATGACCTCAAACCATTCCCTCTTGAACACCCCACCCTGCAGTGTAACATCCCAGTCCCCATCCTTCAACTGCCTACGGGTTACATGGTCAAGCATATTCAGGGCCTCTTCATATTCATCCCGGTTAAGATAAGGGTTTTCCCTCCATGTTGAGGGGATGAATGTCTTTTCACCTGTAATGAAGCGGGTTTTAACCCATTCATGCCCAATACCTCCAGGGTTACTGGTGGCCCTGACACGTAGAGGTATGTGATCATCCACTTCCTTACGGAGTGATCGGAACATGAACCTGTACTGGGTCTCCATGAACTCTGTGAGTTCATCGAATGCGATATAATGATATGATGACCCCTGGTATCTATAGCGGTCCTTTTCATGTTCCATATGCCCAAACTGCAATGCAGCGCCGGAGGGGAATGCCCACCGTTTTTTCTGTTCATTCCACTCTGCATCCGTCTCCCCAAGCCAGTCATGGGCCATGTCTATAAGGCCTCCTTCCTGGCTGAGCTCAGGATAGGTTCGGCGCAGGATTAGGGCGGCGTAATCAGAGTAATGCACATATTGCAGGGCTCCCATAAGTAAAGCCACTGATTTACCGCCACCTGCCGCACCACCGTACAGAACTTCACGTTCATCTGACAATAAAAATTCTATTTGTTTATGGAAGGGGTTCACAGGGATATATGGGTTCAATATTATCGTCGAATAGAACAGCTTCAATTCCCCGTCAGAGAGGCCCTGGAGGATGCTCCGAATATTCTCTGATTCTTTCAGTTTCTTTTTCCAGTCAGCCACCTTCAATTTCAGCCTCTTCATCATCCAGGCCTTCATCCATACCCTCATCCTTCAGGTTCTTCGTGGCCGACACAAGATCCTCCAGCAAATCCTCCAGTTCACCACCACTTTCACGGTGTTCATGTATCTCAGTAGGATCCCCCAGGCCCAATGCTATTGCTAATCCAAGGTTATGGAGGTCCTTAGATGTCTGTAAGGTGAGGCCTTCCCCTCCATTCTCGATGGATTCAATGTAACCCTCCAATGTGAGGCTGCAAGCCTTAAGGTACTTTGCCCAGAGATCCGCATAGTATTCCTTGGATGCCTCGGATAGATCTTCCCGGGCCTTCCTGATCTCCTGGAGCTGTTTCTTTTCATACTGGTATACTCTTTCTTTCCAGTTCAACTTTGAAGACCATTGTCTAATTGTGTTGTAGGAGTACCCAAATTTATCAGCGACCTTTTTGAGGTTTCTTTTATCACCGAGGCTGTAGTAGTATTCGAATGCTTTCCTTTGGGTTGGTGTTTCTTTCATGTGTGATCATGTGTTTGTTTGTGTGATTTTGTGGGTGGGGTTATATTGTGCGTATGAGTGTGATGATTATGGGGATGATCAGGGCTGTTAGGAGTATCATGGTGATTTTGTGGTAGGCTTTGAGTGTTGCTATTTCTGCTTGGAGGTCTATTATCATTTTGTTTGTCTCCTTGATGTCGAGGATGTCGTATTCAAGGTTTTTTAGTCTTTCATCGATGCTTGTTATTCTCTCTTTTTGTATGCATCCGTGTCCTTCTTCTGTCATGATGTTGTTTCTCCTGGTCTGGCTATGTATCCTGCGATGGCCCCGATACATGCAGAGCCTAATTCGTATTGTTTGAAGTACAAGGATATCATCCCCAATATTATCAGGCCTGTGAGTCCTAGTGCTTCACGATCCAATTTTATCCCCTCAGTTCTCTCCTCTATAATATGTATGTAACGTAGTCGGAACATCAACAGAGTTATTAGAAAATACTGCAAAACTAGGGTGGTCAAAGTAGGAGGCCCCAGGGCAAATCAATACGCTCCCCAGCAACGTAGGGGTGGATAGCTGCCAGGACCAATCCGCAGTTCTGACAGCAGAGATTGTACTCAGCGTCAAAATCAAAGTGTTTACAGCCACACTCAGGGCACCTATCCTCTGTGCTGAGGAGTAGGTGGAGGTTGTCCTGGGCCTTCACTTGGAAGAGCAGGTAGTCATCCATGCTCTACCCCCTGACAGTCGGGGTTCTACTTCGATAATACTTGAGGAGGTTCCTGAGTACGGTGTTGTAAAGCTTGTAGTCCACAGAATATTCTCTCAGGATGCTGTACCTATCCAGTGGGACAGGGTGCCCCCCTTCCTCCTTCACGAAGACAGCGAGTGCCAAGAGCACTTGCTCCATGGAGGCTTTTCTGTGAAGTTCCTTGACTCCTACTTTCTTGAGTACGTGCAGTATCCTCTGGATGTCCCCTTCATTCAGGTTAAGTTCTGGTCTGATCACCTGGAGGAAGAAGTAGTGTTGAGCGTATTTCCATTCTGAATGCTCATATCTTCTGCTTAAAGACTCAATTATCCCCATATTTACTCTTATGGGGGCATAGACTATAAAAATTATGGGGTTGCTCGGCATCCGACTTAGCCGGGACACCTACACGGAGGCCCCGCCTAAAAGAGTAATAATGTTTATTCGACCAGATCCTCTGCGACTCCTTGCGGGCCTCCAAGCGACACTTCTCTGAACAGTATTTCCTATGCCGATAGGAGGGGGTGAATGTGGAGCCACACCACAAGCATCTCCGAGTCACTATCCGACAACCCCCAATCAATATATATAATGGTGGGGTGATTTATTCTTTCCTCATCAACATGAAATCCCCTGAGAGGATCTTATCCCGCACCCCCATAAGGAACTTATCCCCCGTCGGAGGGGACTCGATTAAGTGAACGGCGAATCTAATATCCATCCTGGCCACACGATCCTTCACCGTCACACCCTCAATTCCAGTAATCACTGTTTTATCCTCATCTGCAGGGGCCTCCTCCACCTCGAGGATCTCCTCCACCCCATACTCTAATGGATTGAATCTCTTCTTTATCCCCTTCATCGAGCAATCGATACATATCCTCCTCCGTAACAAGATACCCCTAGTCTCCCGGAACACCGGGAACCCCGTGAATGGTTTGAATTCACCGCACCCCTCACAGAAGACATTCACATCATCCCCTAATTTCACGAGGCAACGATAGCAGAGGATACCCACACCCTCCACCAGCCTCACACAAGTCTTCTTACCGCACTGATCACAATATGCGTATCCCTTCTTACTCATAGGCCGGTGGCAGTCACTGCATGTATGATACTTTACGAGGCCCCCCATCCATTGCCGATGAATCGGGTAGGTGGACCACTCCTTAAAGTCACCGCACTTCACACATTTCACCAAGTCATCATCCTTGATGCAGAATCTGCAAACCCATCCCCTCCCCTTAACGAATCGGAGAGTCGCCGGCCGACCGCAGCCACTACAATATCCGCGTTTACGCGTCACTCTACCCAAAATTGACACCTCCTAAAATTTATGGTTATTATGGTTACTCCTCAGGGTAAGAGGATGGATGTATCCTCAAGTACCCCGGGAGGTTCTGATATAATTTATTGGAGGAGATCATACCAAGCAGCAACCTCTCAGCACCATCATAATCGAATCCATACTCCGATGTCAGACGTCTTATAATGGCATCCTTAGAAATGCTGTCATCACCCACCTCCCTATATATCCATCTAAGGGTCTCCTCAGACGGGTCACCCCCATCATTATCATGATGAACATCCACTTCGGGGGCAGTTTCATGTATATCATCACCTGTTTCTTCATGGGTTTCTGATGGCTTCGTATCGGCCTCCAAATCGGATTCATCATAATCCCAGAGACTCCTACCCTCACCATCGAGGAGGCCCCTCTGCCTTGCCCTGGCCCTCGCCTTAACCATATCCACATATATCTTGGTCTGGTTATGGGATTTCCTCGTATAGAATCCAATATTCAGTTTCTTTAGATCGGATCTGATGCTCTGCCAATGCACATACTCGAATCCGAGATCCTCAAGGCCCTCCTTCAACTCAGCATAAGTGAATGGGGGGCTGCCCATGTCGAGGAGCAACATGAGGATCGCCTCCTCAATATCATTCACCTCACGCTTACGCATCAACCTGTACTGAGCACCCCATGAAGACAACTCATCGAATAGGCCCGTTTTGCCTTCATCCTCGAGGATCCTTGCGAGGGCCAGGAATGGTTTCATCTTATTCCTGTCACGACCATATAGGCC